TTGTGAACGTTATTCACAATAATACTTATGGATTCTTATCACAATATGGTAGGGTTGAAACTAATATTATTCACGGATACTTTGATATCGGTGTATTTGAAGAGAATGGATTACTTCTATTCTATCCAATTGAGTCTAGATTTACTGATTATAATATTAGTGGATTCCAATATGCAATTGCAGATAGTATTAGTGGAGTTTCAACTCATTATATTGGTGATAGTGATTCTATTGGACTTGCAGGAATTCACACTGCAGCACTACCTGAAGGAACGTCAACTTCTACAAAGATTGTAGGTATTGATTCCTCATATACATCTTCCAAGCTCCTAGTAACCTTAGAAAGTTCTGATTTACAATATTATCAGTATGATGAATTTAATATTGTTCATGATGGTACAGACATCCACAATATCGAATTCTCAACATTAGCAACAGATAATATTGGTAATCAAGATGTTTCTCTTGGCATTGGAACATATCAGTTTGAATATAATGGAAATGAAATCGAAGTTAAATTGACACCTAATAGTGGATTGTCAACTGATTATGCCGTTTCTACTAATGTCGTATCAATTTCAAATACATCCAGAACTGCAATTGGTTCCAGTATATTCAATACAGTATTGACAACTGTCGGATTTGGATCAACTACATCCATTTCACCATTTGCTGGAATTAATACTTCCATTCAGTTACTTGAGTTCGACACAGCATATAAAGGATTTAATGCTTATGTGAGTATTGAGGATATGACTAATAATATTGTTCAGATGTCTGAACTTGTCTTTACTCATAATGAAACTGATGCTTATATTACAGAATTTGGTAGAGTGAGTAATCGTGGATTATTTGAAGATGTTGGTCTAGGTACATTTACTACTTATGTAACATCTGGAAAAGCAAGATTGGAATTTGTACCATATCCAGCAGATCCTGGATTTACTAGGGAAATTGAAGTTCGTGTATTTACACATCAACTCCAATTAGTTGATCTTGGTATTCCAAATCAATTCTACAATTATGATAATGGTAGATTCTCTACAGTATATGGAGATTATACTGGATCAGAAAATGACATTAAGAGAAGTTTTGAACTAAGACATCAAGGTGATCTAATTTTTGAAAGACTATTTGACTCCACTGCATTGGGAACATCAGTTTCTACTGACGAGAATGTCATAATTCTGCCAAATCACTTCTTCGTTACTGGTGAACTTGTTCAATACACTGTTCCAAATGAGGATGACGTTAGAGTTGGTATTGCAACAACCACTCTTGCTGGAGTTGGAAGTACAGATAAACTACCAACTGATTTGTATGTTGTAAAAGTCAATGATAGTAAAATTAAATTTGCAGACACTTCAGAAAATGCTCTCAAGTTCAACCCAGTAACACTTACTCTGAATAGTATTGGTGTTGGAACACAGCATAAGATTACAGGAACTAATAAAGATGCTAAGGGTATCTTTACGATTGATAATATGATGCAGTCTCCAGTAGTTTCATTGGCAATTACCACAACTGTAGCTGATGATATTTCATTAGCAGATACCCTCATCAATACTGCAGGAATAACATCATTCTTCTCTGCTGATATTATTCAGATTGATGATGAAGTGATGTTGATAGAAACAGTAGGTGTTGGTACTCAAGATAAAGTTAGAGTTAGAAGAAATTGGTTGGGAACTCAACTTGGCATTCACTCTGCAGGATCAACAGTAACTAAACTGAGAGGTGATTATAAGATAACTGGATCTTCAATCAATTTCACATCTGCACCATATGGTAAAGTACCAGTAACAACAGATCTCAACCAGTTTGGTGTTCCATTTGTAGATCCTTCTGAGAGGGACTACACTGGCATTACAACCAACTCATACTTCCATGGAAGAACATTTATGAGGTCTGGTGTTACTGATGAAGTTGAGGAGACCTACACTAAGAACTATATCTTTGATGATATCTCTACCAAGTTTACTGGAATTAGAACTGCGTTTGATATGACCTTTAATGGTCAAGATGTGGTTGGTCTTTCCACCGATAATGCTGTTGTTCTTGTTAAAGATATTTTCCAGCAACCTACAAGACCTGGAGTATCATCAATTCCAGGAAACTATGAGTTTATCGAAGTTGGTGGAAAAACTAAGATTCTATTTGATGGGTCTATTTCCTCAGATGACTTCACTGCTGCAAACGGTCAAGATATTAACGTACCAAATTTGCCTACTGGTGGCATAATTGTAAATATCGGATCTACTACTGGTATGGGTTATCAACCACTGGTTGCTGCTGGTGGTACTGCAACTATCTCCGCACTAGGTGCTATTACATCTATCAGTATTGGTAATAGTGGTTCTGGTTACAGACCTGGAATTCAAACACATATTAATATACTTGCACAAACCCCATCTGATGTTTCTGTTATTGGTTATGCAACTGCTCTTAATGGTAATATCACTGGAGTTGCTATTACAAATCCAGGAACTGCATATACAAGCACAAATCCACCATTAATTAGATTTGATAGTCCACTTAACTATACTAATATTCCTCTAATTTACTCTAGTGCTTCTCCAAACCTAGGTATTGGAAGAACTGCATCTCTTGATATATTCGTTAGTAGAAATAGTAGTATAGGTGAATTTAAGTTCAACAATAATGGATATGCTTATGGTCAAGGTGAAGTTCTAACAGTTGCAATTGGTGGATCTACTGGTATTCCTACAGATACATCTAAGACATTTGAAGAATTCCAAGTCACTGTAAATGAAACACATAGTGATGAATTTAATTCTTGGTCACTTGGACAACTCCAACAGTTAGACAGTCTAGATGATCAATTTGATGGAATCAGAAGAGTATTCCCAATCTCTTTCCAAGGTGATAGATTATCAATTAGGGCAAGAACTGGAAGTAATATTGACGTTACTGCAACACTATTGATCTTTATTAACGACGTTCTTCAAATTCCAAATCAAGCATATAGATTTAAAGGTGGAAGTTTGATTATCTTTGCCGAACCAATTCCCAAAGAATATACTTCTAGAATTATTTTCTACAGAGGAACTAGGGACATTGATGTTGAAGAGGTTGATATTGTAGAACCTATTGAGGTTGGTGATAAAGTTAAAATTATGTCCGACGCTCCTTTCCAAACTGAGAATAAGAGAACTGTAGAAGATATTCTATCTTCTGATATTCTTCTCACGAACCCATATAGTGGTATTGGAAGATTGAATGATGAAACAATTGAACGTCCAATAATGGCATGTAAGCAGACTGAAGATCTCTTTATTAATGGTGAGTATGTAGGAAAAAATAGAAGATTGTATGAACCATACATTTTCCCGACAACAAATCTAATCCAACCAGTTGGTATCGATACCAATGTTGCTTGGGTTGAAGGAACCTCAACATTCTTTGACAATAAAAAAGAAAATCTAGCAGAAAAGAAACTCAATCAAATTCAAATTATTTCTCAAGATGAAACACAGACTGGATTTGGAACAGTAGTTATTTCTGGTCTAGGATCTATCACAAGTGTAACAGTCTCCAATCCTGGTGTTGGATATACATTCATACCACTCGTTGCAATTGGACCACCATCACCTGGTGGAACTCAAGCAACTGCAAATTGTGCGATTACTAATGGACTTATCAGTTCCATCACCGTAACAAATAACGGTTTTGGATATACTGGAACCAATGCACCATATGTGAACATTGAACCACCAAGAGTATATGATGAACCTATTAGGTTAGTTCAATATGATGGTGATTATGGAAATATTGTTTCTGTTGCAAATACAGTTACTGGAGTTGGTTCAACTGCAATAGAACTAAGTCTTCATATCCCAAGAGATTCATTTATCAGGGACATTGGTATCAATCCTGGAGGAATTACAACCGAAGGCATTACTGGTCTAGTAACAAGTTTCTACTTTACTGCTTCTAGAACCAATGTTGGTAATGGTGTTACTGCATTCTATAATGATGGAAGCATACTTAGTGTTTCTGCCGATAAATTTGATAATATCTTCCAAGTTTATGATATTGATAGAACTACCGAGTCTATTCCAGGAATTGGAGTAACTGATATTGTTAAAGTTATTACTCTAGTTAACGGACCCATTGATCTTGCAAAAGGTCTTGGTACTTTTGATAACGACCAACAAACAATGGATTCATCAACTACAATGACATTTGGTAACACAGGTCAAGATAATGGTTACTTTGGAAGTTTCTCTTGGGGAAGGATTAATTGGCATCCAACTAAGAGTAGAAACGAACCTCTAGAGTTTACTTCTTATCATGAAAATGGTTTTGCTGGAGTTTCTACTTCACCAATCGTTCGTAGAAAATTCCCTCTAAGAACTAAACTATATACTCAATATTGATGTTGATAATATGGTATTGCCATTTATTATATTACACGATTTTGCAAAAATCGGTGAGAGTGATAAAAAACTTATGATTGATGATGTTCTTTCAAGTAGAAGACAACATCTAATTAGAGATTCAACTGCATATAAATCAAATAACCCAATTGAGATAGATCAAACTGGGTTATTTTCTATTTTGTATGCAAAGTTTACTGAGAAATCGGAAGAGTTGTTTGGTAAATTGGATTATAAACTAGAGAATAGTGATAAGTGTTGGGCATTTTGTACAAATAATGAATATTGGGCATTTAACCCACATGTTCATGATTGCACTATCAATTCTGTTTATTATTTAAATGTTCCAAAACACAATGGTAATGAATGTGGACCAATCATGTTCACTGACAACCCAGATTCTGGAAAATGGGAATATTATCAACCAAAAAATGACGATTTGATTATTTTCCCAGGAGATCTACATCACGATCCAAATTTTGTCCCAACGAAGGAGTGGAGGATTTCTGTAAATATGGAAATTCGTTGTAAGAACAAGATTAAATGGTCTGCTTATAAATAAGTCATAAAGTTAGTCTATTATAATGTCACTACAAGGTATATCAACTGGAACTACACCAAATGACGGTACTGGAGACTCTCTCCTTGTAGGTGCCGTTAAGGTTAACGATAATTTTCAAGAAATCTATGATGCACTTGGAAATGGGACGAATCTTTTAACTGGAAATCCAAATTTAACCGTAGGAATTGTTACTTCTACTGAATTTGTTGGACCTCTGACAGGGAATCTGACAGGAGATGTTAATGCCTCCCAATTTGATACAAATTCTTCTGGAGTAGTCGTTACAGGAGTTTGTACAGCAACTTCGGGATTTAGTTCTGAAACTGCAGCAAGTCCAGTAACTTTGAATGTAGTTGGAACAAATCTTGTTATCGAAGTTCCTGGGGTAGGATCAACGACCTTACCATTAATCTAATAAATAACTAAAAATAATCGATCATGTCTGCAATCGTAACAGATCAACTTAGAATATTGAACGCAAAGAATTTCATCGAAGAAATTACTTCTGCCGACAATTCATATTATACATTTGTTGGATTGACAAATCCAAACGAATATCTATCTTCCTGGGATGAAGATCCTCCTGCTCCTAAGGACAACTTTAATCAGGAAAATCATAACTGGGATACTGTTATTGGTTTGAAGAAAATTGATTCTTCTAATGTTAGATTTGCTCTAAGGAAAAATACTTGGACATCTGGTATTACCTATGATATGTATAGGCATGATATTAATAGAGATAAAGTTTCTCAACCATCACTAGCAACTAGTCTATATTCTTCAAACTTTTTCATAATTAATAAGGATTTTAAAGTTTATTCTTGCTTACAAAATGGTACTGATCCAGAAAATCCAAATGGCAGACCTTCTTTGGATGAACCAACCTTTATTGACTTAGAACCAAGAAGTGCTGGAACTAGTGGTGATGGATATATTTGGAAATATCTTTTTACTATTAATCCGAATGATATTATTAAATTTGACACTCTAAATTATATTACGGTCCCAACTAATTGGGCTACTGCAGACGAGTACCAATCAGTAAGACTAAATGCACAAAATAGTGGTCAGTTAAAAGTTGCAACTATACAATCTAGAGGAGTTGATGTTGGATCACCAAATCAAGTATATATTTGCGATATTGTTGGAGATGGAACTGGTGGAGAGGCAACAATAGTAGTAGATAACCAATCAAAGGTTGACTCTATTACTATTTCTAATGGTGGAACAGGATACACATATGCACGTGTAGATTTAACTACTGGAAACTTTCCTTCCAATTCTACAACCACACCAACTTTTGATGTTGTAATTCCACCAAAATCTGGGCATGGTGCTGATATCTATAGAGAACTTGGTTGCACAAAAGTTTTAATTTATTCTCAAATTAAGAATGATCCAACAAATCCAGATTTTATCGTTGGAAATAGAATTGCAAGAATTGGAATTGTGGCAAATCCAGAAGAATTTAATTCAACTGAACCACTTCAAAAAAATCAGGCAAGTGCTTTAAGTGCATTAAAACTTACTGGAGTAAATGCACAAACTGATTACGTTAATGCGGTATTTGATGCTAATGCAACTATTACTCAAACAGTTTCTGCAGGTAGTACCGCAGTTGGTAGGGTAGTTTCTTATAACAAGAATACTGGTGTTCTAAAGTATTGGCAAGATCGTATTGCTCATGGATTTAACTATGATCTAGATAATATCAATACTACTGGAGTATATGGAAATAATTTGGTTGAATTTACTTCAACACCAGGAACTGGTGGAACTTTAAACATCACAGGATCTAATCAAGACCTCAAGATTGATAACACATTTAGTGATGATAAATTCGTCATAAATAACCTAAGTTACTATCTTGGACAGTCATTCACAAAGGGACTTTCTGCCCCAGAAGTGAAGAAATACTCTGGAGATTTGGTTTATATCGATAATAGACCATCTATTACAAGATCTGAAAACCAAAGAGAAGATATCAAAATCGTATTGCAGTTCTAAAGAATTATGCCACAACTAACTAATCTCAACACATTTCCTTACTTCGACGATTTTGATGAGTCAAATAATTTTTACAAGGTATTGTTCAAACCTGGACAACCTGTTCAGGCTCGAGAGCTTACAACTCTACAAAGTATTGTTCAAAATCAAGTAGAGCAATTTGGTAATCATGTATTTAAAGAAGGATCTGTAGTAATCCCTGGATCTTTAGTTGTATCTCCAAATCATATCTCCCTAGAACTAGAAAGAACTTTCAATGGTTTAGATGTAACTCAGTATCTAAGTTCATTAGTTGGAAAGATTATTACTGGAGCGGATAGTGGTATAAG